GCTGTATTGCCTCGGCAAGTATTACAACCGAGCGTTGATCGCGGTCGAAACAAACTTCGACCTGCACCCGGTCAAGGAACTTCAGCGCCTGCGGTATCCACGCCAGTTCAAACGTGAGGTTTTCGATGAGATATCGCGAACCACACAGACCAAGTACGGATTCCAAACGACGCGAGTCACGCGCCCGGTCATCATCGCGGAGCTTGTGGCGATCGTGCGTGAGAGTATCGAACTTATCAACGACATTGACACGCTCAACGAAATGCTGACGTTCGTACGCAACGAGGACGGCAGACCAGAGGCACAGGAAGGCAAGCACGACGACACGATCATGGCGCTGGCTATCGCTCATAAGGCGCGGTCACAGCAGAGCATGACGCTGTACAGCGACGATGAAGGCGAATACGAATATAGCGGAGCATTCGGAAGGACGGGGTACTGATGATTGCATGGAGGCACATCAGAAAGCATTCGCCTGAGCGAGAGCGCGAGATGAGTGACCTGATATTTAAACTAACCGCCAAGTACGGACTTGAAAGGGGTGATAACCATAGAACCGATGGAGCAAGAGAAGACACAGGACGAAAAGAAGCGCCTGCAGACGATCAAGAATCGAATCGAAGCAGCTGAGAAGTGGCGTGACAGCGCGTATAAGCCCAAGTGGGACCGATACTACAAGCGATACCGTAACATCGTGGATGCGATTGTAGACGAGGACGGCAAGATCGTCACCGACCGCTCGAATATCAGCATCCCTTATCCATTCGTCCAGGTCGAAACGGTGCTGCCGAGGCTGGTAGAATCAGTATTCGCCAGCAGGCCATACGTGACGCTCACAGGAGCGCCGAAGGATGCGGCAGAGTATCACGCATATGCACAACTCGAAGAGAAGCCTTGGGACATATCCGCCGAACAGCATCAGAAGCTGCTCGACTATCAGCAAAACGTGCCGATGGACTTCCAAGACCTGTTCCACAGTGGATTGAAGACGATGTGCATCTACGGAACGACAGTCGCTTATGTCGGCTGGAAGTACGATGAACGCAAGGTGATACGCAAGGAGCATCAGCCGGTTATGATGCCGAGTGAAGAGACAGGAGAGCCGCAGCCTCTCGCTGACGAGTTCGGAGAGCCGATAACCGAACTGCAGCCGGTAGCCAGCACCGAAACGGTATACGACGATCCCGAAGTCAAATTCCTTGACCTCGGGCTTTTTTACGTGGATTCGAATGCGGAAGATATTCATACGGCGCGGTACTGCGGGCACCTCTGCTATAAGACCAAAGACGAGATTCAAGCACTTGCCGATCAAGGCGTGCTCGAGGTCGATTGGGATAAGGTCGAGAAGGGTGATAAACGGAACACAGCGCGTGACAATCGCCTTGCAATCGCTGGTATGTCATCGAATCAAGCGGCGACGACGAACCCGGAGGATGAACTGTACGAGGTCCATTACTACTACGAGGACGATGTGCAGGCGATTATCATCAACCGCTCTTACCTTGCGAGAGATGGCGAAAACCCGTTCTATCACCGCAAGAAACCGTACGTATCCGACACGTACACGAAGCTGCCGGGCGAGTTCTACGGCATCGGCATCATTGAGATGATCGAAGACCAGCACGACGAGCTCAATGCCGAGCGAAATCAGCGTATCGATTACCGTTCGATGAGCCTGCGGCGGCAGTTCACACAAAGGCGCGGAGCTGAGATAACGCCGAAAAACTGGACCTATAAGCAGCATGGTCGGATTATGGTCGATGAACACGACGATATCAAGCAGATGGAGGTTCCGACCATCGACGGCAGCACGTTCAGTCAGGAACAGACGATCAAGCAGGACATGCAGGACACCACAGGCGCGCATGACGTTGTTATGGGTACGTCCAGCACAGGCGAGACGGCCACAACAACGATGAGCAAGGACAACAACGCGTCGATGCGGTTCAGGCTCACCGTAACAGGCGTCGAGAAAAATCTACTTGTTCCGATTGCTCGGCTGATGATCCAGCTTAATCAGCAGTTTATCGACTCTGCTCGGCTTCTGGACGTATCAGACGACAAAGGCATGCAGTATATTGAGGTCACGCCGGAGGAAATCCAAGGGGAGTACCGGATCACTGCAGCTGGTTCCAGTGTCGAGCCGATGGCGAACAAAGAGGCATTCAAACAGCGTATGACAGAGCTGTTTGGCATCGCCTCGAAAGATCCGTTCTATATCCAGTTCCCACACCTTCGAAAAAATCTGCTTAAGAAGGTGTTCGAAGCCTACGACATCAAGGATACCGAAAACTTGTTACCATCAGACGAAGAGGTCGCAGGGGTATTCGAGCAGCAGATTATCAGCCAATACACCGCGTCATTGCCGCCTGAGATTCAACAATTGCTTGGGTTGGCAACGGGTGCGCCACCACAACCGCAGGAAGGCACTCAGGAGCCCCCGCAAATCGGTGGAGGCATGAACACAGCGATGCAGGCTGAACGCGGTCTGCAAGTCGTTGGGGGAGGTGATGGCCTATGAGTTACTACAACGAAAGCCACGTCGAGCAAATGCACACCCTCAAAACCTCTGAGGGTTGGCAAATCATAGCCGCGTGGCTTAACGAGCGCATCCAGTACCACAAAAACCATCTAATCAGCTGCAAGTTGGAAGAAGTCGAGACACACCGGGCGCAGGTCAGGACGTTTGAAGCTGTTCTGAACAAGCCGCAGCACATTATCGAAGAAGTCACCGAACATACGGTGGACCAGCACTCCTAATTGGGGTGCTTTTTTATATTCCACATTGAAGGGAAGTTTGACCCATGAGCATTTTCGGAACCGAGTCGACACCCGAGGATTTCGTCCCCGCACAGGACACGACGAATGAACTGGCCGAACAAGAGTATTCCGAGCCTGAAGAACAGCCGGAGTTTGAGGCTGAGCAAGAGGAACAGTACGAAGAACATTCCGAAGAAGAGCAGACGGACCCGGAAGGACACTCCGATGAGCTCATTGCCGGGAAGTTCAAGTCGCAAGAGGATTTAATCAACGCTTACAAGAACCTCGAGCGAAAGCTTCACGCACCGCAACAGCAGCAACAACCGACGCAACAACAGCAGCAATCGCAAATGTGGACGGAGGATCAGCGAGACGCGGTAATTAACGCATTCAATAACGATCCGATCGGCACAATTAATTATTTTGCTCAACAAGCCGTCACTCAGGCGGTCAATCCGCTGCAGCAGGAACGTGCATTCGAGCGTACCATCGCTAACATCGAGAAGGTTGCACAGTCGTACGCACAGGTTAACACCGAGGACGGCATGAGTCAGTTGATGACGAGGGTGAACGAAATCGCGCAGGACTTCGGCAATCCGAATCTAGCGAAGGCTCCAACACCGCGTGTGCTCGAGATGGCGGCAAGGGAGCTATGGGGCAACACATCAACTGCCCAACTGTACCAGCAAGCCAAGGCAGCAGGCCGCCAAGAGGCAGAGGCGGCGCGCCGGGCTAAAACGGGGCTAGCAGCTCCTTCTAATATAAAACCAAAACAAGCGCCACGAACGACCGGTGATTCGATACGCGACGGTATATTAGCCGCGAGTCGGAACAGCGGTCTTTTTGGCTAATACGAAAGGGGTATAATCCATGCCACAAGTAACTGGAGTACGCGATACCGCGAATATCCAACAAAGCAAAATCGTCGTTGATATGTCCGAAACGATCGGCCTTCTGCAGCCGAGCGAAGCGCCATTTATGTCGTTTCTAAAGCTCGCTCAGAAGAAAACAGAGGCCGCAAACAACCCGAAGTTCGAATGGCTGGAAGATGATCTCTCCCCGCGCTGGGATGCAGTGAACAACGCTGCGGGTTATGCCAACAACGCGACGTCGATCATCGTTGACAACGGTGATTACTTCAACGTAGGTGACATTGTGAAGGTGCCGCGCACAGGCGAGGTTATCCTGGTAACGGCGATTGCAACCAATACGCTGACGGTACTGCGTGGCTATGGTGTCACGGCCGGGGCCGCATTGGTGGACAACGACCCGTTCGTCATCATCGGTAACGTCAATGAGGAAGGTTCGGGCACGCGGATCATCAAATCGACGCAAGAGGTCGGCAAATTCAACTACACGCAAATCTGGAAGACGCCATTCGGTGTAACGAACACACAAAACGCTACGAAGATGTACGGTGGCAAGGACTTGTCGTACCAGCAAATGAAGAAGGGCGTCGAGCACAAGATCGATATGGCCCGTTCGTTCATCCTCGGTGAGCGAAAGTTGGACACTTCCGGATCGAAACCGAAGCGTTCAACGGGTGGTCTGCTATCTTACCTGACCAAAAACAACTACGACGCAGGCGGCCAGCTTACGCAAGCGGAGTTCGACAATAACATTTCCGAAGTCGTGTTCAAATACGGCAGCAAGGAGAAAATCTTGCTCTGCTCCGCACGATTCATCTCGGTCATCAACGGCTGGGCAATGGGCAAACTGCAGATTAACCAAGAAGCGAGCAAGTTCGGTCTTAAAATCTTCGAGTATATCACGCCGTTCGGCACGTACCACATGATGAATGAGCAGTATATCCTCGAAGGCGCGGTATACGGCGGAATGGGTATCGTCGTTGACCCTGCGAATATCAAATATCGTCCGCTTGCCGGCCGCGACACGAAGCTTGAAACGAACATTCAAGCAAATGACGCTGACCAACGCATCGATCAATACATCACGGAAGCCGGTCTCGAAGTCCGTCTGCCTGAAACCCACGCCGTTATCACTGGCGTAACGAGCTAAGGAGGAAACGACCAATGAAATTCTTGAGTGAATGCCCAAACCAAGTGCTATGCATGAAGCCTTCGCGTAACACGATCCAAGACGGCATTGTAATCGCCGTACCAGGAGAGCATATACGTTTCAATAACGGCGAATATGAGACGTCTGATAAGTCGGAAATCGACTTCATAAAGCGTCATCGCTTCTTCGGCTCCAAAATTACAGAAGTAACAGAGGAAAAACCAACAAGACAAGCGGCGGCAGCGCAGTAGCAATGGCATCGGGCGGGGGAAACCCTGCCCTTTTGCTGTATGTAGGGGTGAAAACGCATGAAATACGCGGATATGCTCATTGAAGTGAATCTACTGGTCGAGAACACGGTATCCGACGCAGTGAAAATCCGCTGGCTGAACCAGGTTGAGCGGCAAGTGTACCGAAAACTGCCTATTGATGATTCCATCGCCACAATTGAGACAGTGCCGGGGCAGGCGGCATATGGGCTTCCGAGTGACTGCCAGCTATCTAACATCACTTCCGTAGTGATTGGCGGCAAGGAATACGATCGAGACGATGGCAGGCGTTCGCGATATTGGGACGATGCTGCAGGTGTATTCATGATCATCCCTGCACCGCAGGAAGTCCTGTCGGGCATCATCCTATACAAACCGACTCCACTTGAGCCAACGGATTTACAAACGACCTCCAAACTTCCCGAAGACTATCACCAGCTTTTGATTGACGGCTGCGCGGCGCGCGTGGCACAAGCGGAACAGAAATGGGACGCCTATCGGATTTACAATGACAGTTTTAATGTTATGTTGCGTGACGCAAAACGCGCAATGTCGCTTAATGAAGAACTACCGGTTATACGGATTGAATAGGGGGGCTGGGCATGTCATCAGATGCGACAACAGGCGAGGAACTACTTAAGTTATTAAAGCAATTGAATGAGCAAGGGAATGATGGGGTTCGGTATGATACCGAGAGTTTCGGCTACTTCCTGCAAGATTACGTTATCAGCGGCGGCGAGTTAACGCATTCATTCAGTCGGAAATTCCATTTGGAAACGCTCGTTGTATCGTTTAACAACTTCATCTACACGGTCGAGGCGAAGGACTACTATGTCAGCGCCAAAAATGCTGCATATTACGTTGACTTTACGGCTGAGAAAGGCATTCAAGTTGGCGTAGAGCACCCAACAACGCCGTATTACCCGCTATGGGAAGTCTACATGGACGTCGATGGCAACATTGTAGACCAATCTGATTTACGCGGTGTAGTCGGCGGGCTGAAGCTTAACACTAGCATTGATGGAATTCCGCTTTTAAGCGATCCGCTATTACAGGACTTCAACAATGCAAAAGCCGGACATGAGACGCTAAGTGAGCGATTAGAGGTTGATTCGGATAATTTGAACAATCAAATAAGTGCACTGAATACCGTAATACCGCAAAAAGCTGATAAGTCAGAGTTAGAGTCGTTTCAATCGAGCGTGGCACAGCAATTTTCTTCAATGGGCAATGGATCACCGAAAGGCGTTTATGCAACGTATGCGGACCTCCAAACGGCATTTCCTACAGGCGGGATTGGAGTTTATGTCGTAACCGCTACGGGCAATTGGTACTATTGGTCTGGTAGCGTGTGGACAGCTGGCGGTCAGTATCAGAGTACAGGGATTGCAGATGGCTCAATAACACCTCGGCGAACCTCGTTTATGACAGTATCTGAAAATTTGATTGACCCGACGAAGAGATACAACAACGGCTACCTCGGTTTCAACTATCATGTCGACACAATGGATGTATATGTCACAGCAACTGATCGGACTTTGTATACCGAGGCAATTCCTGCTTCGGAGGGTGAAATTTTTTACTCAAACACAAACGGTCGAATCGTATGGTACGACGTTGCTGGACTTGTCCAAGGGAACGCTGCGTTCGCGTTAGATTCCACGTTAGGACTCTACAAAGCGACTGTCGGCAGTGGTGGTGTTCAGGTTAAAGTCGATGGATACATTTCTATTATCGCGGCGGGCGTCGGATATTGGTTTGTGTGCAAAAGTACGGCATATGGAGGGGGTTTGAAAGCATTCGGTTCCACATTAAATGCCGATGTTGACTCACCTACTTTCGCAAAGAAAAATGAAATTACGGATTTACAGAGCAATCTTGATGAGCTCAAGGCAAAGGTTAAAATTTCTGAAAACCTGGTCGATCCAACTAAACGAAATGACGGGCATTCGCTTGGCTACACGTACAACGTAGATTCGGAGACGACATATAACGAGTCGGCAAACGGAACTTTGTATACAGAGTCGATACCAGTGTCGTCCGGAAATGTTTTCTATTCAAACTCTCCGGGGCGGATTATATTTTACAATGCTTCCGGAGTCGTACAGGGAAGTACAACGTTTGTGCTGGACTCTGTGCTAGGGCTATATAAAGCCACAGTCAGCGGAGGGGTAAAAGTAAAATTTGACGGGTATATCACCAA